AATATCGGGAACATCAATAATAGGACACCATAAAGTAGCTATAAGCTACAAAGCAAACGAGTATAAAGTTTATTTAGATGGTGAACTTGAATTTACTGATACTTCCGCTTTAGTCCCAGCCACTACGGATGTGTATGTAGGAACGGCAGAAGATGGCACTACAGATAATGAGTTAGGCGGTGTAGTGAAGCAGTCTATAATATTTAAGGAGGTTTTATCGGAAGATGATTGTAAAGCACTTACCACGATATGAGAATAACAAGAAAATACGAGTTCGTAGATGAGGCAGAAGCTAACGCCTCTATTGACCTCCTAAGAAACGAGGAAGGCAACCTCACGCAATCGGTGGTTAAGTTAGGATACCTAACGATTACACCACCTCAATATGATGAGGAAGGCAACACCATAAAAGAAGCGGTAGTGTCTACAAAATACGCAGTAGATGTAAGTTGGTCTACCGAGCCTTTACAATCTTGGGAAGAGTTTATCGTTTGGCCTACTCCTATGGGAATACATAACTACGGAAGCAGTAGCCAAAGAGATGAGTATGCTAAGACTTATTGTGAGTTATATCCAGATAGCGTTTATTGCAATCCACCTGATCCTGAAGAATAATGGGAAAGAATAGATACAATGTACCTCAGGACAAAAGAAGAGCCTGTTTGTGTAGAGATAGAGATACATATTCTAGAGAATGTTGTGAGGGTGATTATATAAATCAAGGAATAGGATCAATAACAAAAGATGAAACTGAGTAAGAATTTATCATTAGCTGAGGTTACTAAATCAAATACTGCTATTAAGTATGGGATAAGTAATCAACCAACAGGAGAACATCTATCTAATCTGATCCAGATAGCCAATAAGATATTCCAACCATTGAGAGATCATTTCAATACTCCTATTGCAGTAAGTTCTGGATATAGGTCTAAGGCATTGAATGATATGATTGGAGGAGCATCAGGATCTCAGCACATGAAAGGAGAGGCATTTGATATAGATGCAGATGCTTATGGGGTTATTGAGAATTGGCAGATCTTTGATTATATAAAGAACAACCTAGAGTTTGATCAACTTATCTGGGAATTTGGAGATGAATCAAATCCTGCTTGGGTTCATGTATCTTACAAAACGGAGAACAATAGAGGGGAGATCTTAGAGGCTTTTAAAAAGAATGGGAGAACTCAATACAGAAGAATATGAACACTACTGATTTGAAAGTATATTTAATGAATGTTTCAGCAATGGCGTTATCTTTTAGTGCTATTGAAGCTACTTTAAAGATTGTTTTATTGATAGCATCCATTGGGTATACTGCTCAAAGATGGTATCTAATGAATAAGGAAAATGATTGATAGAGTAACTAAGAATTTGAAAACAACTATTGCAGGAAGTATTCTGTTTGTTACAGGTATTGCATTAGTAGCATTTGAGAAAGCATCATTAGTTGAGGCAGGGACTTTTTTCGGAGTAGCATTTGTTTTATTTTTTTCTAAGGATGGAGAATGAATTTGAAGATTTCATTGATGAGTTGACTAATCAGGATCAACCAACTTGCAACATTGATAACCCAGAGGATTGTGAGGCTTGTGGAAGTTAAATGGGTAAGAAGAATAGTAGGAGCAGGACTAATAACCCTGCTCTTTTCGGCTTGTGGTGCGAAGTATCACCTAAATCGTGCGATTGCGAAAGATCCGAGAATCCTAGATTCAGTTGCCCTGAAAGTGGATACAATCGTAATAACAGAAAATAAGGCTCTTAGAGACACTATAATTCTTCAGGAGTATGATACCATAACTTTAGAGAGAAACTCTGTTAGAATCAAGTTAAATAGGCTCTATGATACTCTAAGGATAGATGCTGAATGTTTACCTGATACAATTAAGATCCAGAAGGAGATAAAAGTTCCTCAGGTTGTTTATCAAGAAAAAAAATTCTCCAATAAGTATATTATATACTTGATTATATCAATAATACTATATACCTTACTTCTTATTAAGTTACTTAAGTAACTATATATAATATATATAATATAATATATATAATAATACTATAATGGTAAAAAATAAGAATTTACTTATTGAATCAGGAGAATTAGAAGATGATTTTAACAATCACTTTTTATCTCACTTTGGATTCTATGATAAGAATCTATCAGAATATGATTATCAAAAATACCATAACAGATGGAGTTTAGAGATGCCCAAAGGATTGCAGTCTTAATGAATGATAAAGGGCTTACTGCATTTCCTGTTGAGGATTATCATGTGAAGTTAGTTCTGGAAGGTAAAGTATATGAATTAAGAGAAGCAGATGAGAGATCCTAATATTGATAGATACCTACATGAGATGGCTATGTTATTCCAGAACTTAGGAATTGATTCAACTCCTGAAGAGAGAATATATGCTAAGGAAGAAGAGAGAAGGTATATATCTAAGATTTATGATTTAGATCCTGAGGTAGGTAAGAGATTAGGATATGATTGATCATGTAGAAATCAAAATTGAATTAGGTAAGATTCCAAGCCTTAATAAATTCTATTCATCTCCTCATTGGACATTCAGGTCTAAGGAGAAAAGTAAATGGAAGGAGATAATATCTGATCAGTTAGATTATGATTTTAAAATGAAATCCTGTTCAATAATAGCTAGAGTGAATTACAGGTATGATCTTGATAATTGTATTATGGCTATCAAGTTTACTCAGGATGCTATTGTAGATGCAGGACTTCTAGAGGATGATAATAAGAGATATATCAAGAAATTGAGTATCATTCCAGATCCTGAATTACCAAAGGATAGTTCCCTGATAATCATCAAGGGAGAAATTATTTAAAAAAATTTTTAATAATTCTTTTGTATATCAGTTTTTTTTCTTTTCTTTGAAGTATCAAAAGAGAGAGAGATATGAAAAATTCTAAAGTAACATTCAAGAAAGTAGAGGCAGGAACATATAAGTTATTCCTAAATGGGGTGGAAATGGCTGAGTACTCTAAAGGATTACATGCTTGGTATGCTGATAGAACAACCCAAGCGTATGCCGATATTATTTGGGACTTTCCACGCCACGCAAGAATATTAATTGAGGAAGAAGGTACTTATTTCACAAAGTCAGAAATCAAGAAATGCTGGGAAGCAGCACTTGAGCAACTAAGCAAGTAGTTTAACTATGCAAGATTGGCAGGAACAGATCTTAGAGAGAGAAGGTTTTAATAAGAGAGATATGAATACAGAAAACATTTATCAGATCATTGATGATCTAGAAGGATTCGCAGAACAAGTAGGAAGCGAATGGATGAAGGAGAGACTTGCAATGCTAGAGGCTCATCTTGCTCAATTAGAAAATAATCAATCAATTAAATAATCATGAAAAATTCAAAGGTTGTTAGTATAGTCCCACAAGGAGATTATCAGTTAAGAGATGGAAAGACTTTGTATAAGTTTCTCCTGACATTTGAGAACGGAGATTCTGGAGAGTATTCTTCAGTAAAACCTGATCAAACAAAGTTCGTAGTGGGAGCACCTGCTGATTATGAAATATCATCTACTCAGTATGGGAATAGGATCAAAGCAGTTTACTCAGGAGGTGGAGGATATTCATCAGGAGGAGGCTATTCATCAGGATCAGATGATAAGCAGAAGATGATTGTCAAGCAATCCTGTTTAAAAGCAGCAGTTGATCTGTTAAAGGACAAAGGAGCAAAGAGTACAGATGTGCTGAAGGTTGCTGATTCGTTTGTTGCTTGGGTATTGGAAGAAGGCAAGAAAGAAGAAACTACCTACAATAATCACTTCTCTTCCAGAGAGGAGAAGATTGAAACTGCTCAAGCGATTGTGCAGAAGTCAGATGATGATTTACCATTCTGATTTTTTTTTGATGATGAGAAGAGGGCAGCAGAAATGTTGCTCTTTTTTTTTCTCAGGATCAGAGATATTAAAAATTATTGTTTAGATTAGGGAGATGATTCACCAACACTTAGTGCAGTCAGATAGCACTATAAAATATCTGGAAAGGGCAAGAGCAGGAAAGATTGCTGAAGCCTCTAAATTTGGAGTTCAGGAGATAGACCAATATCTAAGATTCAAGGAGGGAAACTTTGTGGTAGTTACAGGACATGCGAATGTGGGAAAGACTCATACAATGATATACCTGCAACTGCTTCACACCTTAGAGAATGGATCTAGATGGTTAGTATATTCATCAGAGAATGAAGTACAATCCATACAGAGAAAGATTATAGAGTTCCTAGCAGGAAAGCCAATCAATCAGATTGATGAGAGTGAGTTCTGGAGACATCATGCTTTTGTGCAGGGGCATTGGGCATTTATAGATAGTGAACTTATCCTGAATGCTTTTGAGTTGTTAGATATCGCTAAGGAGATTTATGATGCTTGGGAGTTTAATGGATTGATGATTGATCCTTATAATTCACTAACTATTAGGAAGGAGGATCTCAAGGGAGTATCAACACATGAATACCATTATGAAGTAACAAGCCACATCAGGAAGTTCTGCAAGGAATATAGAGTTACTACTATCCTAAATACACATCCTGCAACTGAAGCCCTGAGAAAAGTATTCAAGGGGAATCATGAGTATGCAGGACATACAATGCCTCCTATGGCATCAGATGTTGAAGGAGGCGGTAAGTTTGTTAACAGATCAGATGAGTTCTTTGTGATACATAGATATACTCAACATGAGAGGGATTGGATATATACAGATATTCATGTGAGGAAGATTAAGGAATTAGAATCTGGAGGCAGACCAACTCCCTTAGATTCTCCTGTAAGAATGGAATCAACACAGGGCAATTGTGGCTTTAGAATAAATGGGTTAGATTTAATCACCAAAAAAATAGAAATAGATGGATCTCCATTTTGAGGGAAATAAATTATACTACATGGAGAAGGAGGCAGAATTATATGCTGCTCTTCAGGTTGTAAGCAAGGAGTTGAATGGTCAGGAGAGTATGACTAAAGAGGAGGTTTGGGATGTGTTTAATATCCTGATGGACACCTCAGCAGTATATAGACATATCACAGATTATTTCAATATTCTGGATAAGAAGATCCTAGAGGCTAGGGTTGAGAATGGTAAATTGAAGCAGGAGATGTATGATCTAAGAAAACAGAATGCATCATTAGAGAAAACGATTGAAGGATTTATGAATGAGTTTTAAAAGGAAGATGGACAAAGGGCAGAAATTCTATATCAATAATATGGAGTTCGTATGTATGGAGGTTCATGCATATCTGCAAACTAGAGTAGATGGAGAGAAGAGTGATATAGATGTAGGATCTAGCTATTACATAGTAAGAAATGAATCATCAGGATCATTACATAGAATACCATTTCAAAAAATAATAGATAAAGAAAACGAGATAAAATGGATGAATTAGGATTAGTGTTAAAAGCATATTATCAGGAGATCAATGTGATTCCAAATGGAAGCAGGACATTAGATCAGGTTTTTGCTAGGAGTGCAATGATGGTTGCGATGAGAAAGTATATGAGCCTTCATCAAGTAGGCAGGGTTTTTGGTAAGAATCATGCTACCATTCATCATGCAGGTAAGAAGCATGAGGCTAATATGGATTGGAGTGCTAGTTACAGATTCTATTATGAGACTGCTGAAAGAATCCTGATTGATAAACCTAGCCTGAAGATATTAGCTGATAATACATTGATGGCTCAGTTCAGTAGACAGAAGATGAGAATCATGGAATTGGAGGGGCAAGTTAGTAACTTGAAAGACAGGATATTAGAATTAGAGGGAAATGGTGTTATATTAGAAGCAGATGGAAATAGAATTTAATCCACTTTACGGCTTTATGTTAGGCGTTAATTATGCCTACTATCCAGAGGAGAATGGAGAGCCTCCCTTACACTATTTGCAGATAGCAGTAGGGATTGGAATCATTGGAATAACATGGATCGCATAGAGAACTTTTATAGGAAGAACTTTAAGAGATTAACAGGCTTTATTAAGCAGTACACAGATGGCTCTTATGATATAGCATCAGATATTGTTCAGATGGTATTTCTTAGGCTGCTAGAATTGGAACAGGAAGGGAGGACTAACTTTTATGAGGGAGACTCCCTTTCTTTCTTTTATGTATATAGATCCTGTATCAATACGGCTCTAAAATATCAGAGGACAAAGAAGAGAATCCAGAAGGTTGATATTGATGATCTAGAGAATCATAGTTATGAAACCTATCCAGAAGAGAGGGAAGCTATGGAGAAACTGATTGATATGATGGAGCAGGAGTTGGATGATATGCATTGGTATGATTCCAAGATGATCAGGATTCACATGGAGGGGAACTCAATGAATAAGATTCACAGGGAGACTAATATAGGATTAACATCAATTAAGAATACTATCAAAAATGGCAAAGCGAAAATCTACGACAAAATCCAAGAAGATTACCAAGACTACGAAAACGGAGACTACGACAAAATCTAAAGGGCTAGGAGATACTATTGAGAAGATCACAGAAGCCACAGGAATCAAGGCAGTAGTAAAAGCTATTGCAGGAGAGGATTGTGG